TTCTAATAGTTTATTCTCATTGTCCCAATATTCGTGGAACTTCACTTCTTCTTCATAATATCAGCAGTCTTAAGTCCGTATATACTAGCTACGACTCCGATAAAAATTGATTGGTACCAAAAAGGTAGACTACCAAATTTGTCAAAGAACATGTCTAATTTGAATTGAATTTCCGGATCTCCCGAGAAGACGGACCAAATCAATAATATTACTGGTGCTGAAACCAAGATTAAAACAAACTCGTCTTTGTAGCCTTGGTCATTTGATTGTCTTACTGACGCCTGATACTCAACTTCCCCCGAGGCCATCTTTTGAGCGTGAAGTAAAGCAGCATCAGACATAAGTATCTTAGCTTTTTGCTTGTTAGCAAATATAGCCGAACCAGTTTTTAATACTGTTGGTAAAAGGGATAACCACATATTAGAATATGATTGCTACGATAATTACTGCAATGATTACGCCTGCAGTTATTTTTTTCTTTACAGTTAGACCATTCCAAATGCTCATAACTTTATTTTTTACTTTGTCGATCATGTTGACCTCCTTGGTTAGTTTTTTGGATCTTACTACTTTTTTTTTAACTTTACTAGGTTGTTTTTTCATTAAGTTCTTGGTTAAGTTTTTGTCTTACTGCTTCAAAATGTGGTTCCCAATCTGCATCACTACCTGTTTCAAAGTCGCCAAACTCTATGTCATATATCCATATTCTATTATTGGAAGTTTTAAAGGTATACACAGGTTCCACTCTATCAGTTAAGACTCCATGTTTACTGTCTTCAACAGCAACCAATTGATTGTCTTCTACCACCCAGTGTGATCCAGAAACCAATACATCTTTATAGTTGTAAATATTTTGTGGCATAAATTCCATTTTAGCTTGAACCACACCACCTTTGGTTTCTTCACCTACGTTAATAGTGGTAATTTCTTTTGTAGTACCATCAGCCATTTGTATAGGAGTGCCTTCAACAAAACAACCACCTGCTCCGCCCATTTTATCTCCTTTGCCATCTTTATTATCATCTCTATCTTTTTGTCTTTCTTTTTGTTTAGCTTTTTGTTTTTCAGTTTCGGTTTTATTAAAGTCTGCTTTTTGTTTTTTTGCTTCTGCTTTACGCAATTGTTCCCAACCATACATGTTAGCTGCCTTTTTAGTGGCCTCTGCAATTTCTTTCTGTGTGTTATAGGCGTTCTTTGTTGCCTCTTCAGTGGTTTTTTTTGTACCTTTACCTTTTAAGCCTTCAGATTTGCTAAAGAAACTTTTTACTTTTGAATACAAATCATCATCTTCTAGCATGTCTGGATTTATACCATAAGTGGTTGGACTAGTTGCAACACGATTTTCTAAATCTACATTTCTTTGTCCTCTACTTACAGAATCACTATATGCGTTTTGTATATTTTGTGGAGCACTTCTAAGGTTTCTAAAACTACCCATAACAGTACCTAAAATTCCTGCAGTTCCAAAAGGCATATCCGCTTCTTGAACTTCACCGGTTAGACTATCTACTCTAAATGTTTTACCTGCATAACTTTCGTAAGAATATCTTTGATTATTAGCTGGATTTAACGGATCATTTTGACCTTGTACACCTGGAAACTGACCAAGGGCGTCGCCTTCGCCACCACCGAGGGGAGGTGAGCCACCACCGAGGGGAGGTGGGCTACTACCGCCACCAACAGAAGGAAAACCATCAGGGTTAGAACCTACACGTGGTTGACCAGCGCCAGCTTGTTGTCTATCATCAATACCATCACCGTCACTGTCTAAAAAATCTGCTGTAAAAGGACCACTTCTTAAAAAACCATCATCGCCAATACGTTCACCATAACGAGTGGCAGTATTGGTATTATTTCCATCAAACACATTACCTGAGTTCTGTGCGCCAAGTATACCTGTTAAAAAATCGGGACCGGTAGTGAATGCCATTAGTTAATACCTTTTATAGTTGCTTTCATTTCTTTAATACCATCTTTAGCTAAAGAAACCGAAGCCCGCATTTTAGCATGGTTATCATCTTGTTGCAATTTATCTTCAGAAATCTCTTTTGCTTGCAATAATTTCAAGTTTTCCATCGCTAATTTGTCTTCACCTTCCTCTTTTTTACGTGCTTCTTCACGTGCTTTTAGCTGTAATTCGTCCGCTTTTAACTGCAATAATGGGTCATTTCCAAGGGTATTTAGCACTCTTTTCTCTTCTTCAGCGTACTCTTCCATGGTTTCAGCCACTAATTGAGCCTTTCTTGACTCCATAGCTTCATTTAACATCTGTTGTTGCTGTTGCATCTGCATAACTTGTGGGTTTTGTTGCATTGCTTGTGGATTTAGCTGTTGTTGCTCTAAAATAGGCGCCATTTGTTGTGAAAGTTGCTGTAATTGTGCTATTTCGTCTTTAAATTCAAGTGTTACTTGCTCTGTAGCCATTAAACTGATGTGTTCCATGATGTTTTTCTGTACTGAAGCCAATATTTGTGGGTTAGTGCGTACCATCATAGTCCCCATAAAGCTTAAATGCGCTTTCATGTGCGCAGTATGGTCTTGTCCTGGAAAAGCTTGGAATGGTTTGCTTGATAAGGCCGCTATATGCTCTTGTCCTGGATCAGCAGGCTGTGGTTGTTGTGGTGGTGGTAATAATTGATCAATATCTTTAATGCCTAAAGCTTCGTACATGTCATGATAGGCAGTATATAAGTTATGCATCTCTGGATTAGACATGGCCATTTGTAATTGCGTTTGTGCCACACTAATACGTTGAGTTTGTGAAAAGATATTAGGATCCGCAACCGGAATGATATCTACCTCAGGTCCAAAGTCTGTTTGTTTAATTTGTCTTTCACCACCAACAACATCATATGGATAAATAGGTGGTAGGTAAGTTCCAAAACAATCTGATAGCAACATAAATTCACGTTTCATACTTGCATACAAACGTTTGTGAATAGCTGACATAACTCTAGAGCCACGTTCTAATAAAGCAACGGTTGTGCCTACTGCTGCCGATTGATTGCCGTCACCGACCTGCATATCAGCGATGCTCGCAAATCTTTGCCCGGCTTGTACTACTTGGCCCATTAAAGCCAGTAGTGTTTGTGAAGGTTCTTTGAATGGTAATATTTTAAACGCATCATCAAGTCTACCGCCCGGCGCATCTACGTCTCTAAACTCACCTGGTTGTAATGGTTGGGCTTCATCGCGTACTCTGATGCCACGCTGTTTAAATCCTGCTGGTAAATTAGCTAGTGTACCTGCATCAAGTAATTGTCTCAAAGCTGCAGTAGCCGTTCTAGATAAACCACCAATCATGTGGATTAAACCAAAGCCGTAAAAGCCTAGTCCTGGTAAAAATTTAAAATGTACAAAATAATCCGTACGTTTTTTTAATGGATCTTTTGCATCAAAGTTTCTACGAATAGCTAAGACTTCATTGCTGCCTTCTTCTATGGTTACAATGTAAGGTAGTTTAATTCCAGTTGGTTCTCCTTCTTCGTCCATTTCTTCAAACCCGTCAAGGTCTAAAGCAACATGACATTCTAGTAAGGTATAAATTTCATCTTTATTAGTAGTAGAGGTACCTTCTAAACTGTTTTTCTTTTCTTGAATTTCGCTCTCTTTATAATTTGGAGTACCTAGATCTATGTCACTATAAAAACCACTTACTTGATTTTTACGTAAATCATTTTCAGACATTTTTAAAACATGAATAATAGTATCAGCTTCTTCTAATGAAGATGCGGTGTAAGGTACAACTAAATCTTCTGCGGGTACAAATTTAGATACACAACGAGCTTTAGTTTCGTCGTAATAAACTTTTTTAAAAGTAGAACCAGCTAGTGGTAGATTAAATAACATTTGATCAAACTCAGGTTCATACTCAGTCATCTCACACATTAATTGATAATTCATAAAATCTTTAACTCGCTCTGCTTGAGCTTGTTTGACATCATCAACTTTACCTACAACTCTAGTTCTAACTGGACCACCTGCGGGTAATAATTCTTTGTAAGCTAAAGCTTGAAACTGAGTAACCGCTTCGGCTAGTACGGGGTGGGTTGCACCACTAGCACCAGCAAACGGTTCGGTTCGGTTCTCGTATTTAAAACCAAGTAAATCTAAACCTTTAGTGTAAGCTTGTTCCCAATCGTCGCGAGCTGATTTATTATCTTCGTACTCACTTTGTAAA